TCCGTGATCTGCTTCGCCGCCTCATTGGGCGTCATGTACTGAGCCGTCCGGCCCGCGACCTCGGTACTCGTGGGGGGGCGACTCGTGGGCTGGCCCTCGGGGACGGCCATGGAGACCGTGCCCACGCCCGTGTCCTCCAGAGGCTTGAGCGGCTGAGCCACGAAGCCCTCGGGGCCCACGGATCCCGGCTGGACCGCCCCCGTGTTCGTGGGCGCACTGGGCACGGTGAAGTTCTCGTCACGCGCGGGCGTCCCCGGCACGGTCACCGGGTCCAGCAGGCGTCCGGCCGCACCTTGCCACTGAAGCAGCGCGTCCCGTGCAGCTTGGCGCTTGGCCTGCATATCCGCGGCCTGCTGTCGAAGTAGCTCAGCATGCGCCATGCGCTCCTCGATCTGGTCGGGGGGGTTCTTGGGGTTATAGAGGTAGAACCCGGTGCCGAACAGGGGGATCGTGCCGGGGCGTGGCATCAGCTCCACTCGCCACCCTGGTTAAAGCTCGTGCCCGTGTTGGACGACCCCCAGTTCTTGATCCAATCCGTGAGCCACTGGGGTACTTGAGAGGCGTCGAAGCTCAAGCCTGTCTTTCCGTTGAACCCCGTGGTGGTCGTATTCTCACTGCCCCCAGTTCGGAGCGGCTGGAGCAACCCCATCAGATCATGCATCCAACTCGATTGGGCCCCCCGGCCCGAGGTGAGGTCCGCAATGTTGTACTGGTTCGTGGCGTTGATGCCGCCGAGTCCGAGTTGGCCCGCCGTGCCGAGCGCGCCGAGCTCACGGTTTCCCGCCGCCCCACCGACCTGGGCATACAACCGTGCGGCGTCCATGAGGCGTTGGTTCTGCGTCTGCGCCAGGGGCACGCTCGCGCGCGTGCCCGCCAAGCCGATCTGCTCAGCCAGCGCGCCCGAGCGACCTTGGCCCGTGGCCGCCATCTGCGAACGCAACCCGGGCGCGGTGATCGCGTTGAAGGCGTTGGCTTCGGAGTTGACCATCTTGCTCATGTCGGTGGCCTGGTCCGCCCGCCAGAGCCCCCCACGCTCGGTGGCGTTGGGGTCGTGCCCGATGCCCATGAGCCGCGCAATCATGGGCGCGATGGCGCTCAGATCGGGGGCCCCCGCGCCCCCATACATGCCGCCTCCCATGAGCTTCTGGAGCCACTCCAGGGCTCCACCCCGGGCCGCAAAGGTCGCGGGGTCAAACTGGAATTCGCTGGTCTGGTCTTGGTTCTTATAGTCTCCGCCGAATGTAATCGCCACTCACGAGCCACCCCCTTCGTAGATGCGCTGGCACACGGTGTGCGTCACGTCGAATCCCTGTTTCTTCCAGGCATCGGGATGGCGATGGGTCACGACGACCGTGCTGGTGGCGCCCAAACCCCGGCCCCAGGTCTCGGCATCCGCGATGGCCTGCTTGAGCCCGTCGCCCACGTTGCCGTCACCCTTGGCTTGGGCAATGAACAGGCGGCGATACTTGGGCTCCACGGATCCATGATACCACGCAAGGAGATGACCCATGATCTCGCCCTCCGTGGTGACGAGCGCCGCCAAGTAGATCGCGGGGTCATCTTGCCAGAGCCGAACCATGACATCGCGCACGTAGGTGGCGGCGTCGTTGGTGATCTCGTGCTGAGTGGCGTAGTCGTGGATGCGTGGCGCCAGGGCCCCCGCCAGGATGGCCTGGCGGGGTTCGGCACCTGGACGTACACGCACGACTTCGATAGCGGCCATGCTAGTCCTCCTGCCGGAGCCCAGCGAGCAACTCGTCAATGGTACTGGGGTCGGCCGCGGGCTGCGGCGGTGCCAGAGGCGGTGCCAGCGAGGGCGCATCCTCGGCCGTGGCCGCGGGTCCCTGGCCGGACTCGATCCACTTCTTGACATCCACGGGCTCCTGGCCCGTCATGACGCGAATGATCGAGAGCAGCAGCCGGTACGCCTTGGGATCGATCTGGCCGAGCTTCTGTTGCATCTCCCGGCTTTCGAGCAACCGGGCGTTCTGCTGCCACATGCGGGCATCCGCGATGGCGAAGGCTTGGGCGATCTCGTCCGCCATCGACGAGCGGTTGCCTTGGACCTCGATGACGACGGTTTCGCCGCCTAGATCTGCAGTATCACGCTTGACGGTAAACTTCACGACATCACCTCCAGGTTAGAAGGTTGCGGCCACGGGCAGGCCCCCCGGTGAGGTCATGGCGCTGAGCTCCAGCGTGGTTCCCACGGGGTAGCCCTTGAACCGCCCGGGGGATCCCATGATGACACGCGCGGAGGGACGTGTGTTGCTGAATCGGAGCTCGTCTTCCATCGCCCGGTGTTCGGCTGACAGCAGCCCCAGCGCGATCTCATGGGGCACCGTCACCGTACCCGGGCCATAGACCTGTGCGTTGATCGAGTGGCGGATTGCCAATGTGAGGGTCATGGGGCCAGGGGGCTTGGGCTTCGGGGGGCGCTTGGGGCGGGGGACGAGCACCACTTTACGGAGGGGAATCGTGCGCTTCTTGGACTTGGTGAACTTCGGCATACAGCACCCGTGAGCCCGGGGAGGGGGATGATGCCTCCCCCCCGGGCTCCATTGGGATTACGCGGCCAATTCCGCGCTGAACTCGCTGGTGACCTCGAACCGGGTGAAGAACTCGTTGGCGATGATGAACGGCTTGAACATCACCTTCGAGCCCACCTTCCGGCCCTGGGCCAGGGGATCGGTATACGACGCGCCCGCGGGCGTCATGTACGACTGGAGGCTCATGCCATCCAGGTTCACGCGCCCGAACGCCTCTTTGCCGAACACCCACGCCACGAAGACCTCGACGCCATCCGCCGGGGCCACCGGGGAGACCGCCTCCGTACCCGCCGCCTGCGCGGTGATGGTCACCGACGCCGACGCGGCCACCCGAGACGCCACCTTATACGCGATCGCTCCACCCACGAGTGTCATGTAGACATCGTAGGTATAGTTGACGCTAGACGGCGCCTGGACGGTGATGCTGTCATCCGCCCCGGCATCCGTGTTGATCGCGGCCGAGAGCTGACTGATCTTTCGCTCGTAGTCCGAGTTGATGTCCCGGGCCACGATCACGAACTTATAGTCGCCATCGGCCAGCGTGCCGCCCCCGTTGACCAGGAGCAGCTTCGCCTTCACCGTGGTGATGGCTGCCGTGTCGGCCGCCACGACCCCCTTGAACAGCGGGAGGAAGTTCGACCGATTCCACCGCGTACCACCCCAGACGCCCACCTCATCCTGCTCCAGCTTACGCACGTTGGCGTAGTTCTGGGCGTTCTGGAAGGTGATGTCTGAGCCCGCGATATCCGACTCGACCTGCGGGGGTAGGGCCCCCATGTACAGGCCGCCTTCGGCTGCCGCGCCACGTGCTCGCAGCGACGTGGTGCCCTTCAGGATGAGCTTCGTGTTCATCTTGTCGCCGGCCACCAGACTGGACCGAGCCGTCCGGTTGCCACCGTAGATGACATTCGAGCCCGCCATCAGGATCACACACGCCTCACGCTCGAACATCTCGGCCATGGCGAGGGCCGAGAGCTCGATCGCCTTGTTGAGCAGCGGATGCACCAGGGTAATCATGGCGACATCGGTGAGCAGGGTCACGATGCCCCATTGTTCCACTGTCACATCCACGTTCTCAATCGTCATAGCGATCGAGTCCGGTGGCGTCCCCTCCGTGAGGGGGCCACGCGGGATTTGGAACCGCTTGTGCCGCACGATGCGGAGATTCTTGCTCATACGCTGAGGCAGGCTGAACGACTCCGCCCACTTGTTCACCACCAAGGCCCGCTCGACGAGTCGATAGGTCTTGGCAGCGATATACACGTTGGACGCGTCGATTGACGCCAGACTCGCGTAGGTTGTTGCTACATCTGCCATGTTGGGTTACCCCCCTTTCGTGAGCAGAGTCCCGGACCCCCGCGTCGTTGGACCCACCACGGCTCGATCATCGCTTGGGTAGTCCGATACCCTTGCCAGCCACGGTCGGGGCGGCTTGGGGAGCTCCCGTGCTCGGCGGGTCCCCAAGGTCGAGAAGCACATGCTAGAACTCGTGGGCCTTGGCCCCCGTGGGCGCCAGGGCGGCAAACAACTGATCCTCGGTCATGCTGTAGGGGTCGGCGATCTGCATGGTGCCCGACTGGCCCACATTGGCCCCAGGCGCGCCGGCCGCACGAAGTGCCGCGTTCTGGGACTCGGTGGCGGTCTTGGCCCGCAGGGTGGCAAAGGCGTCGAAGTTCTCCCCCATGTAGTGCTTGTAGAGGTCACCCCGCGGGACGAAGCGGCCTTGCGCCAGGGCGCCCATGAACCGGCGTTCGACTTCCTCCTTGTGCTTGGCATACTCGGGGGTGTTGATCTCTGGCGTTGAGGTGAAGAAGTTCGCGGCATCGGCGCCCGCGAGCGCGGTTACCTGAATGGCTTGCAGCTGGGGCCCCACGGCTTCCATCACGAGATCCTGGACAGGATCCGACTTGGGCGCCACCGTGGGCCGTGGCGGGGCCTGCGGCAGCGCAGCCTTCACCCCGGCCTGGATGCCCTCCTTGAGCGTGGCGTCGAAGCGGGTCATGAAGGCGTCCATGTCCATCGGGGGGGCCGCCGCAGCGACAACGGGTTCATCAGCCATGTACAGGCTCCGTCGCAGCCGCTATCGTAGCGACCGCATGTTCGAGGTTTTGCAGTTCAAGCAACATCTGCACGCGACCTTGGAAGATGGGCGCTACGTCCATGGTCGCGTAGGCGTGACGCGCCGTCTCCTGGCGTAACCGCTGAGCAAGAAAGGTGTTCACTGATTCCCAGTTTACCACGGGGTTCATGCCATCGTCCCCACGCCGGGTGCGGACATCTGCCGGGCGTCACTGCGTTGACCCTGTTCGGCGCTCGCGGGGGCTTTGGTTTGCCCGGCCGCAGGGCCCTTGCCGGCGGGACCCGCCGGGCCGCCCATGCCCCCTTGCATCATCATCTGCGTCACCATTTGCTGGGGCGTCATTTCCATCAAGAACTGCTCCCCACCACGTTCGCCGAGACCGTCGCGCCAGATGCGTTTCAGCAGGTAATCCCAGTTGACGGTCTTGCCAGCTTGGGTGATGAACGGGAGCACTTTGCCGAGCACCCCAAGGAAGGCCACGAGCCGCTGGGCCCGCACCTGGTAGTCCTGTGACTGGAGTGAACCGATCCACTTGAAGGTCCAGTTTCCCACGAGCTCGGCGGGCGTGATGACGCGGCTGGGCAACCCCATGACGGCCGGGAGCTCCATACGCTGTTGCTCGGGGGTGAACATCACCCCAAGCCAGTAGAGCCGGTTCAGCATCGGGGTGAGGATGTCGTCTTCCAACAGCTCGGCGGCGGCTTTGATGTCGCTCATGCTGAGCTGGATCAGGGAGGTGACGGCAAAGCCGGCTCGTGGCATCCCCCGGCTGGGTTGGCCGTCAGGCAACGGCCCACTGGTGCCGCTGTACTGGTCAATCCAGCCGGCGGCCATGCCCACGCCCTGGTAGCCCGAGCGCGAGGTTTGTGGCCAGTTGGGGATTTTCACACCCTCGGGGTCGACCAGCCACTTGGCGCGTGGCCGGAAGCGCATGCTGTCCTTGTCATGCACGGCCAGTGGGTTCACCAACACGGGGGGCGACATCTCGGTGAACTGGGCCTCAAAGGTCATGTTCACCTGGTCATTGAGCAACACGTTGAGTGGTTCGATGTCGCTCATGACGCCGCTGGTGTATTGGATGCCGGGGATCGGCCGCGCCAGGCTGACGAGGTAGGGGGGCTCTGGGAGCGGTGCCGGCTGGTAGCGCACGGCCTTGGGTGAATCGGGCACATTCCACACGAGCCACATCTCGCGCCAGATGCCCCCACGACGGAACCACGCATAGCTCATGCGGACGAAGGCGCTGGGGGAGGTCTTGGGCTTGTCGCCCCCCTCACGGGGTTCCTCGCCGGTGCCTGGAGTGGCCGTGGGCTCACTGATGCCTGAGTGCGACAGGCGCATGGTGCTGGCATAGGGCCAATCCGGTCGGCTCAGCGTGTTGCGCTCAATGGGGTCGCAGATCTTGAGCTCGGCCAAGCGTTCGTATTCGTCATAGGGCAGCATGGCGTCTTCGACCACCAGCGACGCATCCCGGATCGACGTGATGGTCTCGGGCCACATGTAGAACAGAAACGGGTCGATCACCCGCGCCGTGGGCCAGACTTGGCGCACCGTGGTCATCGTGCGTCCTTGTAGCAGCGGGATGTCGTCGATTTCCACGAACACCTTGGCGATGGCGCGTTCGAAAATGAGCAGCGACCGAAGCAGTTGATCCACGAACGAGCGGATGCGGATCCGGTTCGTCGTGACGTGGCCCACGTACAACTGGGCGGCTTCGGCTTCTTGGCCCTGCACGGGATCCTGCTCAGACAGCGGATAGCACTCAAAGAACTGGGGTGACGGTACCAGCATTGACCGGCCACGGGCGACGAACTTCTCGATCGCACGGCGGCCGGCGGGGATATAGTTCTGCGCAACACTGTCGCCGAAATACGTCCGGTCAAACCGTGCGCCCCAGCACTTGTCGTTCCGCAGCCATTCGGTTTCCTTGGGCTTGCGGCGCTCGCGGATGGCCGGCACGAGCTCACTAAGGTAGCGTCGGGCGCGTTCTTTGTCATCGAGCTCGGCCATGGGTCTATTCTACCTCGTATTCGTCAGGTGGCCAGTGTCCCAGTGTCGCGTCACGTCGTCCGGGCTGGGAGGACGCACGGGCGCCATGTCCCCAGCACCGAGTTCCTTGCGGAGTTCCTCCCAGAGCGTGGGGTCTTGGGCCTTCATCTTGTAGTCGAGCTCAAGAATGTAGCGGAAGGCGTCCGCCGGGTCATCGTACAAGCCGTCCTTGATGGGCTTGTTGGGGGTCGCTCGACCGTATTTCGGCTTGGCGTAGTGGTAGCCGCCGGCCAGCGCCTTGATCAGCAGGCCACAGGCGGGGGTCACACCCAACACGGGCACCCCACAGGCACACCGCTTGCGCTTGAACAGCACCCGCGCCAGCGCGATGCCGGGGCTGATGTCGGGGATCTTGAGGTAGCGGATCCGCAGGTTGAACGGTGGCGCGGCCAGCCGCCAGATGGGGGAGTTCATGGAGCCCTTGCCGGCCCCCGCTTGGGCGCCCGCGGGGTCGCCCACGTCGGTGAAGCTCGCCAGCGCAAAGGTCAGCTTGGATTGCAGCGCCACCTCGCGTGCCACGTCCTCGGCTTCGGTGTCCTCGGGGCAGTACTCGTGATGGAACACACAGTGCATGACGCCCTGGGGACAGCGGTAGATCTGGCTCCAGAGTACCGCCGGATGGTGGAAGCCAAAGTCCCAGCCCCGGGTCATGGGCAGGATCGCGCCCAGCGGGTTCACACGCTGCAACGGCCATACGCCGACATGTTTGGTGAAGTCAAACGCGCCCGCATAGACGCCCTTGCCCTCGAACTGGAACCCAAACTGGCCCTCCAGTACGCGGCGGGCTTCATTGGGGTCCAGCACAGCAAGCTGATCCCCTTCGTAGCTGTCCGGCAGCGCCCGGTTGGCACTGGTGGCGACCTGGATGAGCCGGAACGTGACCTTGACCTTGCGGCCCCGGCTGGTTTCACGGACCACCGTGCGGACGCCCGGTTCGGTGCCAAAGACCTTGGCGATCCAGTGGGTGATGTCTGGCGGGTTGCTGCCGATGATGCCGCGCAGGTATTTGCCGGCCGCGGGCAAGCGCAAGCGCCCCACCAAGTCGGTGAACGTCTTATAGGGCTCCTCGATGGCTTCATCGAGGATGAACCACCCTAGGGACGGCCCGAGCCAGCGCCCCATGTCACTGGTCTCCCGGAACCAGACCTCGCTCGCATTGGGGTAGACCACGCGGTTCGCCCAACGGTCCCGGCGCTCCATGAAGGTGCACTCGATCCCAGCGCGTTCAATCACCAACATGAAGTCCCGCTGGATACTGTCCCGCAGCTTGGGGAATGAACGACGGCAAATGACGCCCACGTTGCCGGGGATCATCGTGGAAAGCACGTGCGCCATCACGGCCATGGGGAGCGACTTGCCGGCACCGTAGCCCCCCACGATGGCCACATAGCGCTCGGCGCTTTCCAGCAACTCTTGCTGGTGGGGGAAGATGTGCTTGTGAGCGCCTGGGGGGCCTTCAGGGCAATCCCCCCGGTAGCACTCCGGGAACAGCTCAATGAGCTCGGTGCTCACTGAAACTCGGGGATGGGCACCGTCCTGAGCGTGGTGATGCGGAGCATATTCACCGCAAGAATGGTAATGCGGCTCCTGGGATCCCCGGTGCTATCAACATCTTGGGCCAGCGTGATATTGCCATCCTCATCAATATGGGTGATGAACCCCGTGCTGGCCATGATGATGGGTCCCGGATGGCTATCCACGCTGAACGCGCTGTCCTTCCAGATGATGACCGCGGGTTGGAGCGAGCTGGGGTAGGGCTTGAGGCTCACGATGATGGGACGAGCCCGGGTCTTGGCACGCACCATGCGCTTCTTCGCCATTAGGCAGTCTCCTTAAGCGTCAATCCACGCAGGGTCCCAGGCAGGCGAGCCTTTTTACCTGGCTCCAACTTGGCCACCGCCAGTACGGTGGTCACGATCGTTTCAGGCTTGAGCTCATGGGCGGTGCCGTCTTCCATCGTGACAATGCCGGTGCGAAAGATGCCATCCACCATCGCCCACGCTCGCTTGCTGAGGTCTTCGAGCCGGCTCCCCGGATCAGCGGGGATCTCGGGAATCAAGGCTCGCTCGCATGCTCAAGCGCTGTTCGATCCGTGCCAGGCGCACGTTCATGGCCGCGAGTTCGACTTGGATGTCCCGCAGGGCCTGGGGGATGGTCACCACCAGCATGGAGCGCCGGGCGAGCTCGTTCGTGTTGGCCTGGGTTTGCTCCTCGACCCGATTCACGGCATCCACGGTGGCAAAACGTGACACGAACCCGTAGCCCAGGATGAAGGCCCCCATCAGGGTCCCCATGACGGTCACGACAAGCCAGCGGGCCACGTGGGCCTACGGGATCAGCTTGAGGTACGGCGCGAGTTCTCGCAGGGCGCCCATCGCCGTCGCCAGCGCCGCCTTCCAGTCGACCGATAACCCCTCCGCGATGCGCTGGCGCATGGTGAGGTCAGCCGCCTTGAGTCGAGCCCCGAGGGCGGCCAACCGAGCGCACTCGGGTTCACTCAAGCGCTTCTCTAGGCAGGCTTGGGTCAAGGGGCCCACGTTTTCGCCGTACGCCTGCTTGGCATCGCCATAGATCAGGGCCACTTCCTCGGGCTTGAAGGTGATGCCGCCACAGCCGGTCACCAGCAGGCCCACGAGCGCGAGTGCTGCGGGCTTCACTTGGCCGGCTCGGGAGGCGGCGTGGTCGTGGTGTTGCCGCTGTCCGTGGGGCAGTTCACCGTGGTCGTGTTGGTGATGGTCACGGGGCCCGTCAGTCGAGCACAGGTGATCGTGGTCACGGGGCCGGTCACGGTCTGCCGAGAGCCTTCACCATCGCCTCCACCGCAGCCAGCCAGCGTGAGCGCGGTCAAGGCCGGAAGCCAGTAGCGCATGGGGAGCACCTCCAGGGTTGGTATGGGGTTGGCAGCCTGCGTCCAGTGTAGCATGGGGGTCTCAGCCAGCGCCTGGCGCCCAGGCCGGCCCCCCAAGCCCCTATATATAGTATCTCATCTCATCCCGAGGCGGGGCGCCCACGGGGCGCTCGTAGCATCCCAATCATGGCATGGAGGTCAACCCGGGTTTGACTGCCACTCTAGGGTATGTACTGTGCAAACCCCTCGCTCAGTGCGACACCGGAACCCTGGGCGTCTTCTGGATATGAACCCCTTGATCTGGCTCTGGCTCTGGGTGGTAACCTGGTGGCAACGTGGATGGCACCGGGCCCTGGTCTGGTGGCAACGTCGGCACCCGGTGCCCCCCGCGGACCGGGTGTGTGAGGTCCCAAGTCGGAGTCGAATCCCCTGCCGGCGCCCCCAGGGCCATGAGGGACCCCATCACCGGCCGGGGGTGCGCCGGGTGCGGTTTCGCTCGTGAAGCGGCCTAGCCGTGGTCGGGTCCGCACGCTTGTGTTCATGGGATGCGTGGGCGCGGTGTTTCTGACCCTGGATCTGTGGCAGTATTTGCTCTGGCAAGCCAGCCGCTATGGCGTGGTGCATCTGTGGCGCGCCGAGTATGGGCGGATGGCGCCGTGGTAAGGGAGGTGCGCCGTGGCTGAGCCGACCGCTGCTGACCGTGAGAGGGCATGGGGCCTGATCGACATGGAGGAACATTTGAAACGTAGTGACCTTGTGGGCAGCATCGCCCAGGCCCTCGCCGACGA